TAAGTTCTTGGTCTGGCTGTCCAAACCATACGCCAACCTTGCGGGGAGTTCCTTCGCCTGTAGCCTTCTGGTCTGTGACAACCAAGTCCTTAAGGAGGTTACGAATTGCTTCGTCTTCGGCTAATAGGAATGTCATAGCAGCCCTCCTAGATGGTTGGTGAGGCGCTTCATAAAGAATGATTCAGCCTGCTCTGTGCGGTTACCAGAGCGGCGCACGGCAGCGTTTGGTTGGCTGCTAGGAGTTCCGTATTCAACGTTCATAGTCTCTGCATGGTGCTCATCATGGACGTGGTATGTAAACCCATCATCGCCATGCTTAGCGTGGAGAGAACGAGCAATGTGCTCTGGCCATCCGCTGTTGTGTGCTTCCGCACGAACATGGGCAGACATTAACCGAGCAGTCTCATGGCTTGAATTTTTAATGGCGCTGTGGATTGCGTGCTTCATAACATCACCACGGTAGGCGAGAGCAGCATAAATAAATCCCCTTAAACAGCGCAAGTAGTTGGGACTACACAGAGTTCGCACGAACATCCGATACTGCAATGATAAAGAAAAAGCCACACTTTCGTGTGGCTTAGTCTCTACTTCTTTTTAATCTTTTTGGCTAACGCCTTATCCATCTTCTCGTCCATTGCACGAGATGGCTTCTTCTTGTCCATAGCCTTATCAGCAGTAGCAAACTTCTTCTTCTGTGCCGCTGTCATACCTTTCATGACCTTGGCATCCTGCTTCTTATCGGACATCTTTGCCATTACTTTGCCTTCTTTCGTAGAGCCTTAAAATCGGCGCCATCAATCTTGTTCTTATCTCCAGCAACGGCAGCAATCTTCTTCTGCTTAGGAGATAACTTCTTAGCGCCCTTCTTGCAGGCACCCTTACAGTTTGGCTTTGAACAGCCACATCCACATGACTTACACATCTACTTGCTCACTTTCTTCTTAGCCTTTGGCTTTGACTTTGGGACGCCCTTTGCAGGAACGCAGTTTGGAACCTTCTTACCATTCTTCATCTTCATGCCGACTTGGGTGTAACCATCCCAGCACGGGTCTGTCTTCTTTGGCATTACTTCTTTCCCTGATTCTTCTTGTGCATGGCTGCCGCCTTCTTCTTAGCGTCAGCCTTTGAGGTTGCTCCCCATGCCTGAAGAGATAGTAGCAATCTTGTTGGCTCACCATTGGGCTTGCGTTCTGGTCCTGGGTTCCCAGCCATACGAGCAAGGAAGGATGCACGACGTGGATTATTGCCAGATTTAACTGGGGCCTTTAAATCAGAGCCAGGGTTAGCACGCTCATATGATTTACGGCCTGCCTCATTGAGGCCGCCCTTTTTATTTTTACCTTCTTTGCGTTGCCATGCTTCACTAGCCATTTTTCTTATGCCAATCTCTTGTCGCCTTAACTCCTTGAGCAATAGTCTTAGAGCCAGCCTTCTTTGTCAGGTTAATCTTGTCGTACTTACCCTTGTTGCCAGCGTGGTCAACGATGACCTCACCCTTCTTGTTCTTCTTGATGGTGTGCTTTTCACCAGCGACTTTAATCGTCTTAGCCATTCTTTTTCACCATTGGCTTATTGGCAGCAGCGTGCTTCTCTTTGAGTTTAGCCAGTTCAGCAGCATGTTTGGCTTCCATTGCCTCAACTTCTAACTTTTGAGACGCACGTGGTTTGGTTGCCATTGCTGCTAATCCTCCGCCATTCGGATACTTAAGTGGGGCTGCTTTTAATTTTGTGCCGTTATGGTTTTCCATTACTTTTTCTTTTTCTTTGCTGCATCTTTCTTGCGTTGTTCACTTAACGAAATAGCGATTGCCTGTTTTTTTGATTTAACAACAGGACCAGTCTTTGAACCAGAGTGAAGTTTACCAGCCTTGTATTCGGCCATGACTTTTTCAATCTTTCCTGTGCCCTTAGTCTTAGACTTGATTGGCTCTGGTTTCTTTGGCATTACTCGTCTTCTTCCTCTTCATCATCCTCAAAGTCTTCAAGGTCTTCCAAGTCTACATCGTCGAAGTCTTCTTCAAATAGTGAAGGGTCAATCTCAATCTCAAAGTCTTCCACTTACATCTCCTTTTAGTTAACAGTTAGCCCAGTTCCTGAGAGAATCCAACGCTCTGCGCCTACCTTGAGTAGGGTAATAACACGATTGGCTGAAATATTATATGTTTGATTACTAGCAAGTCCTTCACAAACTAATGTTGTAGTCGAAGTACTTGCTCTGCTTATCCGCAGTGTTGCATTATCGGAGGTCACTAGCCGTACAATAGTTCCAACAGCAAAAGCAACAGAGGTATTGCTAGGAATAGTAACTTGAACAAGTCCAGTACCAGAGGCATAGATATGTTTTCCCGCATCCGTTAGCGCAAGAGAGTACGTGGTTGGTGCAGTAGTTAATTGTTGTGCAATAAGTTTTGACTCAAGAGTTGTAACTCTCGAATCAATTCCAGAGATAGCGGTATTTAAACGACTACTCCAACTTCTATCTCCACTGTTAGGCAATACAACTGTCATTTACACTCCGTAAGGGTCTATACCATAAGCGCCGTTGCCGTAGCCGTAGGTAACTGTTTGGTTGTTTAAATCGGCAAAATTAAGGAACTGTGGGTCATTGACGAGTTCTTCGGCATTGACCTGGTTGCAGTCGATAGTGACTACAGAATAGCGTTCTTTGTATCGTCCACGTGGTAAAACACGGGTTGGTACAAAGACTTCTCCCTGAAATACGACACGGTCTTTAATGTGTGTATTAGGGTTATCTAGCATTGCTGGGAGAAGTCTGTTGATATCGTCTACGGCAATTACTAGGCGTAGAGTATCCGTGGTGTAGAAACCTCGTTCGTTCATGACGTTAGTACCACGAAGTTGTTGCGCCATAATTACTGGCATCTGGAATGGGTCTATCCAGCGGCGACCCTGACCAGCCTCTTGACTAGAGACGTCATAGATGGGGTCAACCCACGTGGTGGGATTTGCAGTTAAACCTGCAGCGTCCCATAGCCACCAGTCAACGGTAGTTCCTACTGGGTCACGGAGTTCATCAACGATGCCCTCATCCATAGAGTGACTTTCAAAGTCAATCTTAAATCGGCCCTGTACTTTGCTACCTCTCATTGAGGGACCTCCACATCGTGAGCCGTATTGGGGCATTCCCAATTACAAGTTGTTTCATTTAAAATTGCTTCATCGTGGCATTTAGGTAAAATAAATGCGTCAAGGTCTTCGTTATAAAGCATGCCAATTCCTGCATAACGAATCCGTATGTTGTTGTTGTACGATGTACGAACGCAGCGTTGACCACGAAAATTTCCGTACCATTCTTCAGGGGTCAATTCATCAATAAGTTCTGTTTCGTTTTTACCAACAATAACTTCAATAACAACGTTATTGCTATCTAAAAATGCATAGTGTGCCATTAGAATGTCACCGTCCCTGTTCCGCCTGTAAAACAATAAACACGATACCCTGAACGAGTAGGGGTGGTGTAAGTTAAACCGCCACTGATTGTAGGTACAGGATATGAGTCTGGGTAAGCAATAATTACAACACCAGAACCGCCCGTTCCAGAACCAGAACCAGAGTAGGCTCCATTACGGCCTCCACCACCTCCACCGCCAGAACCAGTGTTAGTGGCTCCTGCTGTAGCGCCTGTGCCTCCGCCTGTTTGACCGTTTCCACCAATTCCAGAGCCACCTGTACCTGCAACACCACCATTACCACCGTTGTCGTAACCTCCGCCACCACCAGCAGCGTAAAACGTTGCAGTTCCAGTTATAGAATTAGATAAGCCTGCTCCACCGCCACCTGCGTTATTAGAGTTATAACTTCCGTTACCACCAGCGCCACCAGCGCCACCACCGCCAGCACCGCCATTATTGTAGTAATTGTTGTTAGTTGTTGTGCAATTTCCACCCGCATTACCTTGACCTGTTGGCGATGCTGCGCCACCGTTGGTGTTTGGGTCTCCTAGAGACTTAGACCCACCACCGCCACCAGAGCCACCAGCCCATGCATCAAACCCACCTTCAGCACCGCCTCCGCCACCAGCAGATGTAATACTTGCAAAAACAGAGTCTGTTCCTTTTCCTCCGTTAGCGGGGTGTGTTGCACCAGTTCCACCAGATGCAAATGTTCCACCAGCACCAACGGTTACGGTGTAGGCAGTTCCTCTACTAAATGAGGTTGCTGTTGCTGTTAGGTAGCCGCCAGCACCACCGCCACCTGCACGGTCTCCACCACCACCACCGCCTCCAGCAACAACAAGGTAATCAACTGGAAGTGTGTTAAGAGGGGTTACTGAGTTAGAAGCAGATGATGAACTTGAAGTACCATTTGCATTTGTTGCTGTCATGGTAAATGTGTAGGCTTGTCCACTTACAAATGAACCGCTTACTGTTACTGGAGAAGTAGTACCTGAATAAGATAGTGATAGTGATGGACTTGAAGTAATTGTTACGGCGCTTAAATTCTTGCCGCCAGTATTTCCAGTGAATGGAATAGATACTGATGTACTACTGACAACTGTAACAGTTCCAATAGTAGGAGTCTGAGGAACAGTAGTAGCAGTAACAGATGCAGAAGCAGAAGATGCCACAGAAGTTGCGGCGCTATTTGTTCCAGTAACAGTAAAAGTATAAGCAGTTTGACTAGATAGACCAGAAACAGTTACAGGAGAAAATGAGTCTGTCCCTGTTAATCCACCAGGATTAGAGACAGCCGTAAAAGATGTAGCAGGCCAATATGAGTCAGAAGAAAAGGCAACGCTCACAGCGCCGTCATTGTAGGCACGAGAAGTGCCAACATCAGTGCCTGCTACCGATGTAGGGGCATTAGGGACGTCAGCCTTTTTACCGATGCCCTTATCTACCGATTGGTTATTGGCATTACGAACGCTCACTCTGGAACCTCCACTGTATGGGCTGCATTATCGCAGACCCAATTACAGGTTACTTCATCAAGTATTGCTTTTGGATGACACTTAGGTGGTATAAAAGCATCAAGAGATTCGTTGTAGGACATACCAATTCCTGCATAACGTTTTCTAATGTTTCCGTTATAACTTGTTTTTACCCAGGTACCACCAAGATTATCAAGTAGCCATTGATATCCTTCATCACCGTTTGGGTCATCGTTGTCACCTCTAACTACTCGAAGAACAACATTGTCTTTATCTAATTCTGCCCAATGAGACATTATCCACCTACCGCTGATTTCAAGTACCGAACAACGCACACGCCTGAAACACCACTGCCTCCAGGACCCTGGTTATTTGGTGGTCCTTCGTACCCAGTAGCACCGCTACCAGCACCACTACCAGGAAGTCCACTACCAGACGCACCGTATATCACACCAGTTCCAAAAGCATTAATTGCGTTACCACCGCTGACTCCAGGTGTTCCACCAGAGTTACCACCTGGGCCGTCATCAAAGCCGTCGCCGCCTTGATTACCACTACCTTTTCCACCAGTGGCTGCTGCAGAACCGTAAGAGCCACCACCGCCACAGCCACCGTTAAAGCCATTAGCATATAGCCAACCACCACCGCCACCGCCATTAGCAGTTAAACCAAATCCTGTTGAGTTACTTCCATTAGTTCCTGTTGTGTTATAACCACCGTTACCACCAGCACCAATAACGATTGGATAAGAACCAGTTAATGTTTGAGAGTTAAGCGCTTGGTAACCACCAGAACCTCCACCACCACCAAAGTCATAGCCAAGTGAACTGGTCCAACGTCCGCCGCCTCCACCGCCGCCGCCTCCAATTAGCAAGATGTCAGCAGTAAGTGAGTTATTAGATACACTTAATGTTCCATTAGAAGTAAAAG